GCATTTTTATCTCCTATTAAAAGATCATTATAATTAATTTCAGAAACAATTAAAGATTTCATTAGTTTATCTAATACAACTCCATCTTTTATATATGATTGATTAGTCAGAATGTCTTCTTCTTTAGCAGTCATATATTTAATTTCAACTGTTCCTTTAGATAATTCTGATTCTTTGGGGTAAAGTAAACCTTTAGAAGGTAATTCGATTGTTTCAGTTGGTAACTTAAATTCACTCATAAATTTTTATTTTAATAACTTTTTGTTTTTATATACATATATTAAAGAGCCGAAATACTATCATCTTTTATATTAAATGCTTTAACTCCTTGTATTTTTTTAATATCATCTACAATATCTAACATTTTTTCTCTAGAAAATCCACCTTTTAATATCCAAGGATGACCATCTACTTTAACTGTTAATATAGATTTAAATTGAGATTTATCTTGATCAGCGTAAGCCATAGGTTCTTCTGATCCTACAACTGTTACTCCGGTAACGGATCTAATATCAGATAAAATTTCTTGTTGATTTCTATTGTTAATATCCGTAACTAACATACCAACCATTTTGAATTTATCTTGGTATTCATTTAAAGAATTTTTTAATTCTTCTTTAATAATAGATCTTAATTGGTTTAGTTTCACAGTATTTATTTAAAGTTAGGTTTATAAAAGATTTTGGCGTCTGGATTTACCTCCTTAGAAGTTCCATAACCATCAATAAAATAATTTAATGCTATCTGTTTATCTTTATCTTTCCCTCTCATGATTTTTTTACCTAAAGGGTCCATAATCTTCCAAAAGTCTGTACTTCAACATCTTTTACTAAATCCTCCAATTTTTTTAATTCTCTATATTGTGGTTTGGTTATACGTTCTGTCCATTCATTAGAATTTCCTTTTGCCCATAAGAACTTATCAATCTTTCTCCCACCTTTCATTGCTACTGTTGCACTTCCCCAATCTTGGTCCCCAACATTTAATTGATTAGGGTTAAGTTTACCAGCTCCTTTTGATATAGAATCTATTGGTTGGTCTGGTCTAGATCGTGTTGTCATTGATGCTCCTCTGTCATAATAATGATCTCCCCCTCCAAGGTGTAGGACATATTCAGTACTATCTTGTCCTAAGTCATTTACCCATCTATGCATATATTCACCATGTCTACCTTTGTTTCCGACTTTTTTTACTTCAGATTTAAACCAAGTACTTCTTTTTATGTCTTTTTTAAGAACATCTTTTTGTGCTTGGGCTAATTTAGGAGAACCAACAACAGCGGTTAAAACACCAAGAGTTACAGCTCCTTTTTTAAGAGCAGATAATAATCTATCTCTAACTTTACCAAAACTGGCTTCGTTAATTTCACCCCCACCTAAAATATCATCAGCTATTTCTTCTTCTTTAGGAGTAACTTTTACTGTTTTAGTAGTTTCTCCTTCATCTTCAGATAATTTTTTTTCTATTTCCTCTTTAATAAGAGATCTTAATTGGTTTAGTTTCATTTCTATAGTATATGTTATAAATATATTACTATCTAATAAGAGTAACGTGTCCTTGTTTTTTAATTTTTTTAGGGCTATCTGTTAAACTAAATTTCATTACCCAAGTATAAACACCTTCTTGACATGGTTTATTATCATAAGTTCCATCCCATTTAGCATTAGGGTTTCTAGATTCCCATATAATTCCTCCCCACCTATTTAATACTACTAATGAAAATGAGTTTTCATCGTATCCTGCAGTAAATACAGGTCCCCATTCTTCATTATCTGAATCACCATCTGGTGTAAATGTATTAGGTATCCAATAAACTAAATTATCACATTGTTTAATCGTGATAGTATATGTAACTTCATTACTAGGGCAAGGTCCATCGTATCTTATAGCAGATAACACGTATGTACCTGAATCAGACCATGTAATTGAAATTTCATTACCTGTATAGAAATCATTTACTCCATTACCTGTTAAAGTCCATTCTGTTGTTCCTATTCCTGTATAAGGAGCCCAATAATTTGAGGTTTTTTCATCTCCACACAGTTCTATTTCTTGTTGAGAATAAGACCAACTTGATAAAAATAATAATATGTAGAGTAATTTTTTCATTAGTTATGTTGTATTGGAGATAATACTGGTTGTGTACTAACACCTACATTTATTGTAGAAACAAATGTACATCCTCCATTTGTATAGGTATATGTTATAGTATGACCTCCTGCTCCTGCTACGTTAGGACAAAAATCACCACCAACAACTCCAGTTCCGCTAAATACACCTCCAGATGGGTTAGCTACTAAAGGCACACAAGGATCTGTTTCACAAAATGGTCCTAATGCATTTATTGTTGGAGTAACATCATAAATAAACACATCTAATACACTTGGTGCACTTAAACATCCATTAGCATTTGTTGCGTCTACAGTCACTGCTCCTACGATTAATCCTGGATTAGCTGCTGACCAATCTACTGTTATTTGGTTTGTTCCTTGACCTGCTGTAATAACTCCAGGAGCTAAAATTGTCCAGTTATAAACATAACCAGGTGCATTTGATACTTGATAAATTGAACCTGATGTTTGGTAACATACTGTATCAGGGTTTATTGTTGTTAATTGAGAATAACTTAAAAATGTTATTAAAAAGAAAAATAATGAGAGAATTTTTTTCATAGCTTTTATTTAATTGTGATTTATTGGTCCCAATGGGGGTAGGGGGTTAGGGTTTATATTTCCGTTGTAAATATTAAAAGGATTTGGTGTGCAAGAAACATTTGTAAAACTTCCCCAATTACCATCTCCTCCTGCAGTAACTGCTATTGTTAAATCTAAAGGATTACATGAATTAACTACTGTTACATCAAAACAAAATGACCATATACAAGTTTCCCCAAAATCTCCCCAATCATCACCAGCGTCATTATTCCAGAAAGCAGGGTTACCATATTCGTAAAACCATCCAGGCCCTGCTACATTTCCAGTATTTAATGATGTTGTAGTTAAAGACCATATCCATTGACCATCAGCAGGTGTTTCATTACAATCAGATGGAGGTGTTCCTGGGGTTAAATTTGTCCAACCTGCACCTAATGTTATTGAAAATCCTTCAAGCCATTCAGCTGCTACAGCAGGGCTAAAATTCCAACCATTCATTGTATAACAAACAGTTACAACAGTTCCAGGAGAATATCCTGCAGCAGGTGGAGGTGGGGTTAAAGTAAAAGATTCAGTTCCATTACACGGTTGTGAATAGAAAAAGTTAATTAAAAATATAAAAAATAGTGTTTTTAAAAACTTCATATTATATAATATATAACCAATAATTTAATTCTCCAAAGAAGAAAACAAAAGCTCCTACATAATTGTGGAGCTCTTGTAACTAATCAAAATATTTTATCCTAGTAATTCAAGATACAATAATCTGGTTGGACTTCTACTGTAATATTAACTGCAGCTCCATCATCATCCCAATTGTAATCTCCAAAATTGACACTAGTAATTACTGCTCCTTTTATAATCCATTCAGAAACAACATCACCAACAGGACCTAAAGCATTGAATGTTAAATCTTTCTTATAGAAATCAGAATAACCATCTCTACCTGTTACGGATTCATGTCCTAAACGTACCCATTCCATCACTGCTTGTGCTCCAGAAGGAGTAATAGCTTCATACATCGTAAATGTAATAGGTTGCCATATTGTTTTACCTTTTACGTAACGTTGAACGTTAATGTGATTAAGAGGGACAGCTGTTTGTTGTAATGATACCGCGGATACTCCTTTTACTAGATATGATGGAATTCCATCCATATAGACAATAAATCTATTAGTCATTCTAGGTTCAAATGCTGTGTAGAAAATCTCGTTCGCGTCTAATATTGCCATTTTATTTGATTTTTTTTATTTCTTTATTATAAATATTTTAATTTTCTGTTTTTTAACTAGGGAATTCAGCTCCTGTAGGCATTAATATGAAATCTATGGATATGAATTCTGCTGTTCTAGTTGGTTGGATATAAATTTGTCCAATTAATTGGTTTCTATCAATTACATCAGGACCATTATTAGTTTCATCCATTAATACTTTAAAGGCATATAATCCTTGTTTTTGTTGAACTCTTTCTAAATAAGGAGTTACTTTTGATACAAATGATTGTCTAGTAGCTATTGTATTTTGTTCAAATACTACTTGATCAGCTAATTGTCCTATAAAGCTTTTTAATTCAATTACTAAACGTCTTACATTTACTCTATCCAAAGCAGATGCTTCTTTTTGTAACGTTTTTTGTCCAAATACTACTACTCCTTCTCTAGATAACGTAGCTAATGGATTAACATTAGAGCTATATAAATCATCTTTATTAGCTTGAGTTAGTTTGTATTTTGCTTGAAGTACAGTACTTAATCCACCACGATTAATACCTGCAGGGGCAAACCAAGGAGCTGCTACTCTATCATTATAAGCATATACTCCTGGGATTACAGTAGAAGCAGGTACCCATACTTGTTTTGATGTACCTGGATCTATAATTTTTACCCATGGAAAATATGATGCTGCAAATGAAGTATCACGAGTACTAGCTTGATTAATAGCTTCTCCAATACTTGCATTATAACCTACTAAATCAGGAACATATAAATAATCTCCTCTTTCTATAGTATTTGTTATAATTGTTGTAATAGTAGAAGTATGAGTATTGTCTAATAAACCAGGAGTAAATAATACATTATATTGGTAAGCATCTTTATTTTTAAGAATATTTAAAGCATTAGTATAATTACCTGCTGTTAATCCTTGAGTTTGAGTTGAAATGTTTTCGTAAAAATTAGCACCACCTGCTATATCTCCAGTTGCACCACCAAATACTCCAGCTCCTGCTACTGGGAGGGATGAGGTAAAGTTTGGTTTTGCATTACCAGCAGCATCTAAATAGTTAGGTGTTTTTTTATTTACTGCACTAACTCTAATATATCTTGAATTATTAGCATAATCTCCACTAACTACTACTTGTTTATTAGTAGAATCATAAGTAGTGGTTTGATCTCCAATAACCCTAGCAATATATCTAGGTGAATTAGGGTCAAGATTTACTTTATTCCAAGTTTCAAGAATTATTTTTTTATTTTGTAAATCATTTCCTTGTCTTACTATACTATTATTACTATCATCACCTCTTCTAATCACTAAAGAGAAGGTACCAGTATCAACATTTCTATTAGTAATTTCAAATCTAAGATTATCGATTTCCCCAGAAGATAATAAACCATTTGTATAATAAGAATTCCCTAAAGTATCGTTATCCATTATAACTCCTTCAGAAATTGTTGTTAATTCAAAAGGAGATGTTCCATTACTACCACTATAAAAACTACCACTTACTCCATATGACCCTGTTGGGATTCTTGAAGAGGTAGCAGCAGTGTAAGATCCAGTAACTACTCTAGTTACTAGTAATGAATCTCCTCCATAATTAAAATAACTATAAGCTGCTATTGAAGTTAAAAAAGAATATGAATCACTAGCACTTATAAATGTATCACCAAATATACTAACATAATCTGAGTATGTAGTTACTAAAACTGGTCTTTCTACTGGTCCTTTAACTGTAGGTCCTATAATAGCGGCACCTGCTTGTACAGGTTGGGCAGTTAAAAATGTATTATCTATTTCGTTTAAAGTTACTCCAGGAGAGATAGTGAAATTTGCCATTTTATGTTTTTATTATAAATATTATTATCTTTTTTTAAAATTAAATATTACGAAGGAAAAGTTGCTCCTGTTGGTAATACATTGAAATCTAGGATAATATATTCTGCTGTTCTTGTAGGTTGAATATAAATAGCTCCTATTAATTCATTATTATCTATTGTTGTTTGGTTATTATTACTTTCATCCATAATAACCTTATAATCAGTTAAACCTTCTCTTTGTTGAACAGAAGATAAATATGGATTTACTTGAGATAAAAAGTTATTTCTAGTAACTTCATTATTAGGTTCAAAAACTAATGTATCTGCTACTTGAACAATGAATGATTTTAATTCAATTAATAAACGTCTTACATTTATTCTATCAAGAGCACTTCTTCTAGTTTGTAGTGTTTTTTGTCCAAAAACAGTAACTCCTGAATTTTGGAATGTTGCTATTGGGTTAACTTTAGCTTGATATAAAGAATCTCTTGTGTTTTGAGAAATATATCTTTCTGTTCTAACAGCAGTTGTCATAACACCTCTATTAACTCCTGCAGGGGCTATCCAAGGATCAGCTACAGCATCATTAAATGCATATACTGCTGGGATCATAGTTGAAGGTGGTACCCAAATTTGTTGTGCTGTTGATGGATCTAAAGTTAAAATCCAAGGGTAATATGTAGCAGCATATGATGTATCACGAGATGCTGCTGTTGTAATAGGAACATTAGCACTATCTCCATAGGTAGAAGAATCCATAACTACAAATGAATCTCCTCTATTTTGAATGTTAGATATAAGAGTTGTGATTGTAGATGTATGATTAGGAAATGCTGCTGAATTTACTAATCCTGGTACTGTTATAAAATTATATTTATATGCATCTTTATTAGATAATAAATTTATAGTATTAGCATAATCACTAGCTGAAAGGCCTTGAGAATCTGAATCTGTAATATTTTCATTGTAGTTATGTGCAGAGGAAGTCATATTTCCTGTGGCTCCATCAAATACTCCATTTGATGCAAAGGGAATTGAACTAGTTAAATTAGATTTTGGTTGACTATTATTATCTAAATAATGAGTTGTTGGAGTAAGTACACTTTTTACTCTAATATATTTTGAATTATTTGGGTAAGCTCCAGATTGTTTTACATAATATTCACCATTATCAACAGCAATTGAAGGTCTTGAATTCCCAATAATTTTTTCTATATAATTAGGTTCAGTAGGATCTAATGATAAATTATCCCATCTTTCTAATATTGATGGAGATAAAGTTAAATCATTTCCTTGCCTTACTAATAATGAAAAAGTTCCAGATTGAGTATTAGGAGACACTATTTGCCATCTAAAATTATCTGCAGTTCCTCTAGATAACATCCCATTTGAACTTAAAGAACCTGAACTATTCATTATCTCTCCTTCTGAAAGAGTTTCTATAATAAAAGCTTCAGAATTAGTTCCTCCTGTAAAGTTATAAGTTACACCTCCAGATACAAATGAATTTGAATTACCTGCTAATGAATTAGAACCAGTGTAAGTAAAAATAATATTTGTACTAGAAGCACTAGAACTTATTAAATATAAAGATGAACTATAAGGTGCTACAGAACTACTAGCATTAAAGTAAGTAGAAGCTGATATAGCTGTATTTGCTGCTGATGAACCTGATGGGACATATATTACTGTTGATGTATTAGTTCCTCCAGCACTTCCTGTAATTTGTAATGTTATTCCATTAACACTAAAAGAACCTGATGGGTGGAAAGGTAATATACTCACAGTAGCAGAAGCTGAAGTAAGTCCTATAGATGTAGGTATAGTTGATGAAGTAGCAGGTGAAAACGTTCCACTTACTACTCTAGTTACTAACATAGAAGTTCCTCCTTGTTGAAAATAATTATAAACTGATACTGAGGTTAAATATGACCTAACAATTCCACCAGTTATAAATGTTGAGCCAAATTTATTTTGATAATCACTATATGTAGTACATATTGTAGGAATACCTACTGGTCCTTTAACTGTTGGTCCTATGATGGCAGCACCTGCTTGTATAGGTTGCTCAGTAATAAAGGATTGATCATTTTCTATAGCTAATACACCAGGTGATACGAGTGTTTCTTTCATCTGTTGATAAATTTAATTTTATTATAAATATGGCACATTTTTAATTAGATTAACTTCATTTAGTAATTTCGCCAGTTTCTGGGTTTAAATTTATTTTTCCGTATTTTTTAAATAGGGCTTCTGTAAACTTTTTTTCTTCTTCTTCTACTTTTTCTAAATATTCTTTAGCAGAATTATAACGTTTTTCTAATTGAATTTTAATCATTTCAATTTCTCCTAACTCTATAACTAAAGTTTGAGTTTTTGTTTGAACATCTTTTAATTGTTTTTTTTCTTCTTCACTTATTGAATTAGAATTATTTACAATTTTTTCTTTTGTCGTAACTGTTTCCATGTATATTTATTTTATTTTACTTTATTTATGAGAATGTTGCAAATCTCCAAGCCCCATTCATCCACATATATAAACGCCAATTTCCTCCTGAATTATACGGGATTATTTCTCCTTCTTGTCCTGCCCAATTTGGTTCAATAGAAGATGTTGGGACAACAATTGATCCTGAATGGGTAACTTTAAAAGCATCTATTCTATCATTATCTCTTGTTCCTTTTCCAACAATAAGTAAGGATGTATTATCTCCATGGGTATTATACCTTCCACAAACTAATTGTGAACTTCCTGAAGAAAGTGATCCTGATCCAAATGTTTGGGAAGAATCACCTATAGTAATATTATCTCTACCAAAAGAAGAAGCATATAATCCTAAAGATTGGTTCATCAATCCTTGAGCTAAAG